GTTGATACCTTTTAAGATAAAATCCACATTGGTTCCTGTCATGGCAATGCTGCCGGACAGGGCCTTTTTGTAAGTTTTGGTATCAATGTGATGCTCTTTCAGAAATATCAGCCGGATGCCCTTATGGTAGAGATCCTCATACAATGAAAATCCCTCTTCTGCGTTTCTGGACATTCGGGAGACGGAATCGAACACCACAGTATCGCCCTCTTTCAGAATCCGATACAGCTTGCTCCATTCTGGCCGAAGGATGGAAGTTCCCGTATAGGCTTCCTGTACAATGTGAGCTGTCGGGTATTCAGCCCTGATATTACGCACCTGACGGTCAATGCTCTGTTTTGCAGTGGAAATTCTGCAATAACCATAAATACTCATAGCCCTTCTTTCTATATCAAAAATGCCGAACGTCATTTTAGCGTCACCGATTTGCCTTAGCAAATCGGTTTCATCACGCTGTGATTGATACTTTTCTATACCCACGGCATTTTTAATACTTTTTCCTGCGAGCCTTAGTCATCCCTCATAAACTTCAAAAGATTGTCTCCGTTGACGAACGGTTCGCGCCGTCCGTCACCTGCGATAACTTTTGAACTTTATAGGGAACGACACGGCTCGCTCTTATCAACGGTTCAGATACTGATTCATAAACTCTCCCACCGTCACACAGGGCTTTTGATTTTTCTCTGCTCCTCCAAATGGGTCATAGTTCCAGTCCGTCTCTTCGTCGATATACCGCCGTCCGTCATCGGGTAGCTCCAACGGCTCTGCAAGAATAATCGTTCCCCAGTGATTGACCATGATAAATGGTGCAATCTCACAGGGAATTCCTCGGCAGTCATCATCATGCCGCACATCGTAGACATACAGACTATCCGGGACGGTATCTCTTTTGATGCGGAAGTTAGTGAATAATGCAGGCTTTCCGCAGACAGTGATTTCTTCATAGTGTTCGGTCATCGCATTGCAAGACATATAAATTTCTCCTTTATGCCACATTAAGTCGGGTAGCTTTATAGCAGTCAACGCACATTCCCTCATGGGTATTCGCAAACTCTGCCGCCTGCATGATAGAGCCATCTTTCAGCTTTACTCGTTTGATGGGCTGATTACAGCGGACACAGATGCAGGGCATGGGCGGCTGTTCCTGCTTCTGACTGGTGGATTGCGGCTTCGTTTGCTTTTGGGATTCTGCATCTGACTGCTGTGCAGCATCTTCCGGCAAATCCTCCCCGGCATAGACATACAGGCCAAGGCCAAACATCGCCAAATTTTTTACCAGACAGCGCATGATGGCCTTGTTTACATCAAACATGGAAGCGGCTTCTACGGTGCGTTCTTCCATGCCGACTTTCTCACGGCGGCGCGTCTGCTGGTTATATTCCCATTTCGGGGTGGTGTAGGTGTAAGGCACAGCTTTCATGGCCTTGTTTGCGCCATCCAGTACAGGCAGCCACATCTCATGCGAAACGCCCTCAATGGTAACGGATGTATAGACCATGAATCCGGTGATAGGATCATAGACATAGGGCAAACCGTTGAACTTTTTGACCTCATAGCTGGCAGAAGGATACAGCTTCTTCACCTCTGCCCAAGCATACGCCCAGCTCACATATTTCAGTTCAGTATTTCCAGACTTTTTGACTTCCACATGGTCTTTGAAGTCGATGCTAAATAATTTTACGAACGGATTTTCAGTAGCCATAATAAACCTCCCATAAAAAAGACGGCAGGAAAGTAATTTCCTGCCGCCATATCCAAAACTTATGCCGCATGAATGATAGTAAATCTGCGACTGCTCACATTTTTACTGTACCGATTAAAAATGTCCGGCTGTTCTTTCTTCAACCGCTGGGAATCCACACGCTTACTTTCAGAGGACACCCACGACACCTTATAGCCGGGAGCTGTACCGTAGGCGGCATCCTGCATTTCCAGCTTCACTTGCTGTTCAATCGCAGTCTTTTCCTGCTCCAGCTGTTCGATTTGGTCAGAAAGAGACTGTCGTTTGTCCAGCAGGTCACGAACTGCATTCAAATCAGCCGTTTTGCTTTTATCATCGTCAAAATACATCTGGTTGATTTGCTGTGTATCTCCCTCGCTTCCGGTAGGTGTAGGCGCAATCTCAGGCATCACATTGTACTTCCAAAAATGCTCTTCTTCGGCAATGAGATTATCCAAAACAGCCTTATCACTGATAATTTTATGAATTACCAGCTCTTTTCCGAAAATCAGAGCAGCAATATACCAGCAGTCGAAACCACTGACGGCCAGATAATGATTGACCTGCGCCATGTAGTGTGCAGGAATTTTACCATCTGCCCACTTATCCGCAGAGAACGGTGAAACCGTCTTGCATTCCAATCCTGCTTTCTGTCCAACGATCAGGCGATCAAAATCCGCCAGAAGAAGCGGATGTTCCTCGTTCTGGTAGATAGCATTGGCTCTGCGAACTTTTAGCCCAGTGGCTTCGGTGAATCGCTGTGCCACATACTCTTCCAAGTCCCGGCCCTGCCGCATAGCTTCGCTGTCGATATTTTCAATGGTATCGCTGATTTTATCGTGATACACCTGAAATGCAGAGCGGTACGGATTCAGGCCCAAAATGGCCCCAGCATCCGTGCCAGTGATACCACACTTTCGATAGCGCAGCCACTCTTCTTTGGACAGATTTATTGTGGAAATCAATCGTTTCATGCAATATTCAACTCCTGCTTCATATTTTTATCGGTGATTTCAAAATCGTATTCCACCAAGTCCTTCATAATAGTGGAAAACTCGTCCACCAAAGTGCGGTCATCATCCAGCCACAGGGCATACAGGAAATCCAGAATGTTTCGCTGCACCCGGAGATGGTTCCAGAAACGCTCGTCCATCTGTTTTTCGATGTCCAGCGTGATTAAAGCACTGACAATGGTGCTTTTCATCGTGATCTCGTATGCCGTGGTGCAAGTAGGCTTTGGAAAATCGGCTTCGATGATGTTCAGGAACTCAGAAAATTCCCGGACAGCCCGGTTGCTCACATCGTTCATACGTCCTCCTTTATGCTGCTGCCAGCACCATCTTGTAAGCCTTGTCGATCATGGGGTTGCCCTCTGCGGTGCGCAGGAACAGATTTTCGTTGTAGTTGCGAGTTTTACGGATAGGGTCTGCATGGGTAGCAAAATCCGAAACAGCGTTCACGAACCGCCAGCCGTTCTTGCCAACCCATTCCAGATCAGGTGCATTGTAGTAGCGAGCCTTCAAGTCTTCCTGCAAGCGCAGGTTGTTCTTCCGCTGGCCATCGGTCAGATCTTCGGTGACAGGAAAGAACTCATTGATGAACTCCTGCACCTTGCGGTCAGACAGCTTGATGGTGGTCAGCTCATGGATACCTTTTCCCAGCTCCCCCATGTAGCTGTTGGCAAGCTGTAAGGTCTCACGGGCATCCTGAACCCGGAGCAGAACATTTTCGGTGTGGCGGGCAGTCCAGATGCGCTTTGCAGTACCCAGAGCCAGATTCAAAGTGTTCTGGCAGACCACACGAACCGGGGTCATGGCAACTTTTACACCAGAACTGCCATCGTGACTGTTGAAGAACACAAGATATGGGGTCACTTCGTCTCCGGCGATAATGTACTTCTCCGGCAGCTTTGCCAGCATCCAGACCTTCTTGCCGCCCTGCAAAGAACCGGCAGTTTCATAAGTAACGCCCTCACCCAGCAGGTCATCGGTGAACTGAAATGCTTCTTCGTTCTGCACAATGCGGTAGCGGTCGGACACCACACCCAGAACAGCATCATCGGTGCTGCGGACATTCGCCCGATAGCCGGGGATCATAGCACCTGTACCAGAATAGATATTGCGGCTTTCCACCTGCCAGTCTAGACCAGCCAGCTCCAAGGCTTCACGGCTTGCAGGGGCATCCATCACGATGCGGCCAAGACCGTGCCAAGGGGTTTCACGGACAGAGAACATGGTTTCAACATTTGCAGACATAACTACTACCTCCTAAAATTTTAATGTGATTACTTGTTTTCGAGTTTATGGGCGATCCAAATAATGAGTATTACAGCAGTTTTCCCGATTGCTTTT